GTAAGCTCGCGCCCTATATCGGCAGACCAGCCGACTTCTATGCCATCGCGCCAACAACCGAATCGCCCCGCCGGGGTGCCATCGCTGAATGCTATATACCAGCCTGAATTATCTTTCTTACGGCCTTTGGTTCCGAAGCGGTGAAGCTGGCCGTCTATTTCGATTTTGTTGGGAGGTTCTATCCCGGCATTTCGCATGGCTTGGGCTAATTGTATTTCTGGCGGGTCAACGTGCTTTTCTTTGACGGTAAATGGCCCGCCGAATATGTGGGTTATGTCAGACATCTATTTTAGTCTCCCTGTTTTTGTTAGCTTCTTTGCGTTCAAGATCGCGGCGCACCAGCCTAGCGTAACCTTCTATATCGCGCCAGTGGTCAATATCGTGTGGATTGCCTGAAACGATGCGCCCTATTTTCGAGGCGATCATATCAACCGATTCTTTTTGGGTGTCGTTCATCCCGTTTGGATAGTCCCGCACCATTCTTTTGATGGTCTGGGCTATTGCCGAAACGGTGTTAAAGCTGCCGTGGGTTCTTGCCCTTTGGTCTAGCGTCACCTCTATGTTGTCGGTCATATCCCGCACATCCCTTCGCATTCATCTAAGAAACTCATTTGGCCCCGATCCTCTGGGGTTGATAGGTCGGCTTCGGATAAAGGGACCGCCGAACGGTGGACAAACTGCTGGGCGTCCATCTTTCTAAACTTTGAACCATTTTCCCGAATACCCGCATCAAAGTTGACAGCTTCAAGCCAATGGTGAGGCTGGCTATCTCTGAGATACCGCCACTCAGCATTTGATTTAAAGGGGCAGACGACGCAGGCCGATTTAGCCAATTCTCTTTCTGGGTAGTTATTCCGCCACCAAGTCAAACAATCCTGGCGTGACATTCCCTCTTCGATTAAAGGCCATCGGTGCTGGCACCATTTATCTCGGCTGTCTTTAAGGCGCTGGATTTCATCTGTTGATATTCCAAGCCACTGTTCGACTGTGACCGTTTTTGGCACCCTTTTACCCTTATCGACGCCGAGTAATTCACGAACCTTTTTCCTTACTGGATCAATCTTGTATTCACTGGTGCATTGCCGTCGGCCCATCCCGCCGCCGCCTGCGGTGTAAAGAGGCATTGATGCAAACCTCTGGCCAGTCGAGTTGAGGCCGTTAATGTGATCCGCCCGAATATCGCCAGCCGTGACTTTGTAGAGCGGCATCTGCCCATTTGTTAGGCGGATGACTTCACCTTCTAGCCAATCCAAATGCTCCATCACGCCGTCAGGCTCCCACTGCGTATCGGCAAAAATCATGGCGTCAGGCCGTGGCCCTATTTCCCCTTTGGCTGCCATAAGGGCCATGACGCTCGATTGAACCCCAGCGCCAAGGCTTAGAATCCGCAAGGTCGCGTTCTCAACTGGTTTTGAAAATGATAAATGGTTCATCTTTTAACTTCTCCATTGGTGATTTCTTCTATTTGATATTGGCGCAGAAGCGGGATGACCCGGGTCCATCTATAAGTGACATGGAGCGAAACCCCAAGGGCATCCGCTAGGGCTTGCCGCGATCCGAACCATTTAATGGCTTCTTCTATGGTCAATTTTTATCTCCTTTTTTCTAAATAATGTTCTTGCACTATAGTTCAAAAGGGTATAATGTCAATAATGAAACAAGCAACCAGCAATCACGCTGACCGCTTAGGGAAAACAAAGATGCAAAATAATATAGAAGATTATACCGACGAAGATTTGCGAGAGGCGATTAAATCGCCTTATACATCGCAAGAAAAAAAGGACGCCTGTTTAGCCGAGCAACAAAGGAGAAAAAACAATGGCTGTTAATCTACAATCGACATCTAGCGTCAAGACGAATGGCGTTAAGATTTTGGGCTACGGCCAAGCGGGCGCAGGGAAAACTTCCCTAATCGCTTCATTGCCGAATCCCGTAATTATCAGCGTTGAGGCTGGCTTGCTCAGTCTCAGCGACAAGGAAATCCCCTTCATAGAAGTCAAAAGCATGGAGGATTTCAGCGAAGCCTATATGTGGCTCAACGACAGCGACGAGGCGAAAGCTTTTGATTCGGTGGCGGTGGACAGCATTTCGGAAATAGCCGAGGTCTGCTTGGCAACGGAAAAGAAAAACTCCAAAGACCCCCGCCAAGCATACGGCGAAATGCAGACGACGATGGCAGAAGCCATTCGGAGCTTCCGCGATATTTCTGGAAAGAATGTTTATATGACGGCGAAGCTAGAAAAGGGCCAGGATGAAATGGGGCGGGTGCTTTACTCCCCATCAATGCCGGGGGCCAAGACAGGCCAAGCCATGCCCTATTATTTCGATATTGTCACAGCCCTGCGGGTTGAGAAAGACGCCGAGGGCAATGTTCAAAGGGCATTGATGTGCGATAGCGACGGGATTTGGCAGGCCAAAGACCGCTCTGGAAAATTGGATGCCTGGGAAAGCCCTGACCTTGGCGAACTTATCAAAAAGATTGGATCGTAACATGAGCGATATTCAAACCCTCGCCGAAACTTGGCTGGAAGCCAAGGCGGCAGAAAAAGAGGCGCAAGGTCAGCGCCGATTTATCGAAGCGCAATTGCTAACCTTATTAAAAGTTACCGACGATTTGGAAGGCACACAAAACGAGGAAACGGAAAGCCTTAAAATCAAAATCACTGGTCGCATGAACAGGAAAGTTGATAGCGATCTAATTCAAGAAATCGCCGAAGAGGAAGGAACGGCGGAACATCTGAGCAGCCTATTTAGGTGGAAGCCAGAAATGAACATGAGCGTTTGGAAGAATACCGACAGCGCCATTACCACCCCGCTCCTGGCTGGCATTACGACAAAGCCGGGAACACCATCATTCGCAATAACCAACAAGGAAGAAAAATAATGGCTTTTTTAGGACAAGAATTTAATGTTGACGAACTGCCGCAAGGCCGGGGCGATTTCGATCCAATCCCTGCAGGCTGGTACACAGCTTGCATCGCATCAACCGAGCTTAAAGACACTAAGGCAGGGACAGGACAATATGTTTCGGTGCGATTTGACATCACAGGACCGAGCCATGAGGGACGGGTCGTTTTTACTAACCTGAACATCTCAAACCCTAATCCGAAGGCAGAAGAAGTCGGGCGGCAGCAACTTGGCGACATTGCCAGGGCTGGCGGCTTGGCGAAGGTTTCTGACAATGACCAGATCGTCGGCATTAACCTTTCGATCAAAGTTATCGTTAAGGACGATCCGACTTACGGTAAAAGCAACGAGGTTAAAGGCTACAAGGCCATCGAAGGAAGCGCCCCCCCAATGGCGAAAGCGCCAGCATCTTCCGAACCAACCAACGGTAAATCGTCCCCACCTTGGGCAAAATAAGGGAGGGCCGGGGGCTAATAACCCCCGGCTTTTATTTTTATGACTGCACTGCCAGAACCCCAACATTCAATCGCCAACCTGATCGACCAATCCCACGAGGATAGGCAAGAGCGCCCACGGCCCCATATGGGCTGCTCGACGCTAGGCCATAAGTGCGATAGATGGCTTTGGTTGTCTTTCCGATGGGCTATCGTTGAAAAGTTCCAGGGCCGCATATTGCGGCTGTTCCGCCGGGGCCATAACGAGGAAGCACAAATCCAAGCCGATCTTAAATCAATCGGAGTTGTTTTCCGCCCGATAAAAAACGAGCAAGCCAGGGTTGACTTTGGCCACCATATCAGCGGGAGCCTTGATGATATTATTGATAGAGGCTTACCGGGGGCGGAAAAGACGGAACACGTCGCCGAATATAAGACCCATGCTAAAAAGTCTTTTGATGATATGACGAAAAATGGAGTCGAGAAATCTAAGCCGATGCACTGGGCGCAGATGCAGCTTTATATGAAAGGCAAAAAAATCAAACGGGCTTTTTATCTAGCTGTCTGTAAAGACGACGACCAGCTTTATACGGAGCGGGTAAAGTACGACGAGGATGCCGCCGAGGCTATCTTAGCCAGGGGCAAGCGGATCGTCGCAGCCGAAAGAATGCCTGACCCGCTTTCGACTAGGCCAGATTGGTATGAATGTAAGTTCTGCGCGGCTTATAAAATGTGCCACCAGGGCGAGCCGACTAAAGAAGTCAACTGCCGAACTTGCGCCTTCTCAACCCCGAAGGATGATAGCACTTGGCATTGCGCTAGGCATAATGCCGACGACATCCCGGTGGATTTCCAGCATGAGGGCTGCGACAGCCATGTTATCCATCCTGACTTGGTGCCTTGGGAATGGAAGGCTAGCACTATTCCAGAGGAAACTATTTTCGTTATTGATGGCGTTGAAATCAGGAACGGGGAAGGTGATGCCCATACTTATTCAAGCAAGGAAATCCTCGCTAACCCAAGCGGATGCGCGAGCGGGATTAGGGAAGAAGTTCGCGAGGTTTTCCCTAATGCGAAGGTGTCAGGATGATGGAACTAAGGCCATACCAGCAACGATCTATCGACCAGCTTTATAAGTGGTTCAATGACGGCAACAAGGGCCACCCATGCCTTGTTATGCCGACAGGGAGCGGTAAGAGCCATATAGTCGCAGCCCTTTGCCGGGACGCCTTGCAGAACTGGCCCGAGACTAGGATTTTAATGCTGACCCACGTTAAAGAGTTGATCGAACAGAACGCCGAAAAAATGCACCAGCATTGGCCGGGAGCGCCTCTAGGGATTTATTCCGCCGGGATGCGCCAGAAAGTTATTGACCAGCCCATTACCTTTGCCGGGATACAATCTATCAGAAACAAGGCGGATGAAGTCGGCCATGTTGACTTGGTAATTGTTGATGAATGCCACCTGATTTCGCACAAAAACGAGGGCAGTTATAGAAGCTTTATAGATGAACTGCTTGCCTTTAACCCTAAGCTGCGTGTGGTGGGCCTGACGGCTACGCCATTCCGATTAGGCCACGGATA